ACTAATTCCTCTGTCAGTGAATGGAAATTTGGCAAAGAACCGGACGAGTATGCTTGATAATTGTCATAATTCAATTTTTTCATTATATTGTAGTCTTTTCTCTGTGTCTCAATCTTTTTCTTTAGAGAATTACACTCAGCTACGATATCTTCCTCCTGCTGCTTTGACAATTCATTTATCAACCCCTTGTCCATCAAATGTTGTTCTAACTCAAACAAAACCGCCTCCTCCAAAAACATCTCATTTATATGACAGCAACAATCACTATCATTTTTATCATAACGAGTGGAACAGGTAAAATAAGGATTCTTATTCCTCTTATAACTTAACGCCCTTTTACATTTAGAACATAATGCCATACCCTGCAAAATCGGTTTTGATGCTAAAGATTTAGCACTTGAAGTTTTTTTACGAGTCCTTCTGATTTCGTCAAAAATTTCTCGACTTACTATTGCCTCATGATGATTGCGATAAATCTTCCATTCACTTCTGGGTTTCAACACATTCCTTCCACCTACAAGTTCTCTTTCTGTTTTCCCATACACCACATCACCAACATAAATCTCATTACGAAGAATCGCAGCGATTGTTCCACTGCGCCAATCAAATCCCTCTCCCTTAGGCTTTCTAGATGTTTCTCCCATTTCAATCTTAAACTCAATGGGCGTTTTTACCCCTTCTTCATTCAGTGTTTTGGCAATCTGACTAATTGTTTTTCCTTGAAATGCCATATCAAATATCCGAGTGACGATTTCTGCCTCATCTTTTTTTATTATAAGCATGTGTCTGTCCTCCGGAGCTTTTTGATATCCAAAAGGAGAATTTGCACTTACATACTGTCCTTTTGCTTTACGGGCAGTCAATGACGTTCGCACTTTTTGCGACAAATCTTTACTATACAAATCGTATAACAGATTTTTAAAATTCACATCCAGGTCCGCAATACTTCCCTGATATGTATCACTATCATATTTGTCATTGATAGAAATAAATCGTATTCCTAAAAATGGGAAAATTTGTTCCAAATAGCTTCCTAATTCAATATAATCTCTTGCAAAACGTGAAAAATCTTTTACTATAATGCAATCAACCTCTCCTTGCCTTGCTTTTTCAAGCAGCCTGGCAACATCCGGTCTATCAAAATTCGTACCAGAATAGCCATCATCAATAAACTCTTCCAACACGTAATCAAAAAAATGCTTCTGCACATAATGATGAATTAAAATTCTCTGCATTCCTATACTATTACTCTCCTGCTTAACTTTATCATCTTCCTTTGATAAACGAAGATACATTGCAATTCTTACTTTTGACATTGTTTCATCATCTCCTTTTCCAGTAGCTCGTTCATACGAAATGCAAACTGAATTTTAACTTTATAATCTGCATATACTTCAATTCTCTTAATCAATGTTGTGATTACATCTCTTGTCAATGTAAATTTTTTCTTCCTGCATTTGATTAGATTCCTCAAAAACGTACACTTTTCCTCTATTTCACTTGTTTTATTACATATTGCTAAATCATAGTTCTCTAATTGCTTGCCATACAAAACCATCTGTTGATCCAGTTGTTCCTTTTGCTTTTGATATTCATTTACCGGCATATTCTCCATGCGATACTGTACATACAAATCACTCATCCGCTTATTTAATGTAGCCATTGTGTTCTCTACCTTTGCCTTTTCCTTCTCCAAGCCAGCTATATACAAATTCATTGCTTTTTTGCATTTCTCTACAACAGTTTTCTGACGCATATTGGATAGTTTGAACTCCTGTTCCAACGCACTTAATATTAATTCATCCAATTTTGCTTTCGCAATTCCCTTTGCAGGACACTTAATATCTAATGTATCTGTATTAGAGCAACGATAACCATACCAACGAATTCTATCTCCAGAGCCTAATTCTTTGACATGGGTAGTACGAGTCATCTGTTTGCCACAATCACCGCAAAACAATACATCTTGATAAATATCTTCTTCCGTGGGAACTTTCTTTTGAAACCCATTTTTATTACAATACACTGCTGTTTTTTCAAACTTTTCAGCAACTTTATAAAAGTCCTCTTCTGAAATAATAGCTTCATGCGTATTTGCACGCATACTATAATCTTCTGAATCAATGTCATGCAAAGCACGAAATTGATATTTTTTGCCTGAAGTAGTTGCTTGCACTAACCAACCTATATACACCGGGCTTGTTAATAATGTTTTTATTGCCCCACGATTCCACGCTCGCAAGGTTTCTCCCTCTTGCTGATATACATGTCCACTGGAACGCATACTAGTTGGTGTATGAACTTTTTTCTCAAACAACACTTGAATAATCTGCTTTATGTTCTTTTCATCCAAATACATCCTGTAAACCTGCCTCACAATTTCTGCTGCTTCAGGATTGATAATTAACGTTTTTATGTTACCATTCCAGTCTAAATTATATCCATAAGGTGCAACTCCACCCACATAACTACCATTATCCCAATGTGTCTGTTTACTGGTTCTAACCTTCTGTGCAATATCCTTAGCATACATTTCATTCACAAGATTTTTCAAATTAACAGTTAATTCATCCGGCGTATGCTCAGGATTAAAAGTATCAACAGAATCCGTAACTGCAATAAATCTCACATTCATGAAAGGAAAAATCTTTTGAATGTAATTACCCGTCTCCACGCAATTTCTACCAAACCTGGACAAATCCTTTACAATGATACAATCAATATTTCTTCGTCGCACATCCTGAAGCATACGTTGAAAACCCTCTCTCTCAAAATTAGTTCCAGTAGCTCCTAAGTCAATATAGATATCATACAATGTCATCTCCGGATGACTATACATAAACTGCTTTGCAATCTCAATCTGTGTATCTATCGATTCATTCTTTCGCTCATCTCCTTCTACAGATAGTCTTGCATATATTCCAACATGAAATATCCTCTGTTCTACGGGAGACTCTATGATTCTATTTCTTGCCGTTCTCGCCATATTATAATGCCTCCTTTCCTTGTTTTTCTGTCACTGCATCCATATATTCTTCCAGCATAACAAGTTTTGACAGCATATCTTTACAGTTAAGTTCGACATAAATACGTTTGTCATCATATAAAAGGATACGACGGACAAATGTAACCAAAACATCTCTATTTAACTCCGTTATAGTAAGTGCTGATTTCATGCGTTCCAGCTTTGCTCCTGCACATACACCTGCTTTAAATAAATCCTTTATTGTCTGTTCCTGCTGCTCAATCGCTTCTTGTATTTTTACATATCGTTCATCATATATTTCCTTGAAATTTTGAAAATCATCTGCTGTAATAATTCCTTGTTTCAAATCTTCATATAAACCTGAGCGAAGCATACCATACTTATCCTGCTCTTTTCGAAGCTCCTTCAACTCCTTATCAAAGGACATTACCTCATCAAAATGCACTTCCATATTTTCAAGGCTGGCTAACACTTTTGTTTTATCCAAATACAATGCCAACTGCTGTTTTAGTGCTGATAACACAATATTCTTCAACTCATTTTCTTCAATGCTATGCCGAAAACATCCTTTTCCTCTATTACTTGTAGAACAGATAAAAAGAACCTTATCCCCATTTTTATTGTGGTTTACTCGTCGAACCAATGGTTCTTTGCAATCTCCGCAAAACAATAACCCTGTAAACATATGTCCTTTTTCCTCGCCTCTTATATGTTTGAAGTCATACTGCAATAACCTCTGAACAATGGCGAAATCTTCCTTATCAATGATTGCCTCGTGAGTGTTCTCAACTTTCACCCATTCAGCTTCCGGTTTCTCAACAACTTTCTTTACTTTATAATTAACCTTTTCATATCGTCCTTGCACCATCGTTCCAATATACATTTCATTTTGAAGAATTCTTTTTACTGCAACCGGAGACCATTCTGCCCTTACCTTTTTCACGAAATTAGTGCTGCATTTATATCCTCTCACTCGCTTATATTCCAGCGGCGACAAAACCCCCATCTTTTCTAATTTCGTTGCAATTGCTTGATTTGAATATCCATCCAGCTTCCATGCAAATATCTTTCGCACATTACTTGCTGCATAATCATCTACCACCAAATGATTATGGTCATCCGGATCCTTTTGATAACCGTATATAGGAAGAGGTCCTATATACTCACCTTTCTCTCTTCTCACTTTTTGTTGGCTTCTCACCTTATTGGAAATATCACGACAATAGGAATCATTCACAAAATTCTTAACCGGGACAACCAACGAAGTCTCATTAAAGTCCGCAGTCAAGGAATCAAAATTATCATTAATTGCAATAAATCGCACAGAAAAAGCCGGGAATGTCTTTTGAATCAATCGCCCGGCTTCAATATAATCTCGTCCAAATCTGGACAAATCCTTTACAATTACACAATCCACAGCTCCAGCTTCAATGTCCTCCATCATACGCTTAAATGCCGGTCTATCAAAATTGGCTCCTGACCATCCATCATCCACGTAAATATCGAAAATCTCCATATCTGGTTGTTTGCGAATATAAGTGCGTATCAAATCACGTTGTGAACTAATACTGTTACTCTCTACTTTACCACCATCCATATCCTCATCATCTCGACTCAGACGAAGATAGATAGCGACATTATATAACTCTTTACGTTTCATATGCATATCCTCCTGAATAAAATGTTAGCTATATCCGTCCTACGAGATATAAAAACCTTTCATCAGGGTTCTTGCTAATTTGTCCTAACGAAAGGTTAACATAATTTTAATTACCTGTAAAGGCAAATCAAACAATAATCTGTGTACCTTTTTTAGCCAGATGCAACATTCTATCATCAATTGTCTCTTCTGTATCTTCATTATAGCCAATAACCAAAACATATTCCCCAAGTCTTTGCGTAAAGGGATTTCCTACTTGTTCAAGGAAACTGCGAACCCTTGTTGAAATACTTTTTGTTTCGTCTATTTGAATATCTCCCATATCAACCAACTGCGCTCGGTCTAATGAGCGAATATCTATCTTTTTCATTTCTTCAATTTCTTCTATTGTCATGCTTATCACCATCCTTACTACAATATACTTATGCAAACCACTGTTTGTACTATTCCAAATCACTGATTTGCAACCGACGAATGTCCTATTCAATTTTCAAAGTTCCTTGAAGATAATACTTGTTTGAAAGCATGTTTTACTCTTTCAGAATGTACATAAAATTTTTTTATAAATAAAAAACGCAGAGGAATCACCCAAACATCATCTATAGATGCTCGTTTTGATTCCCCTGCGTCTTTGGTGCCAAATCGTCAACCTTGACGATTGCCCGTATCAGGTGGGCCTCTCATTTAATTTTATATCAGGCGCTATGGCTGCACTTATCTGTCCTTTTCCACCGGCAGCCTGTTTATCTCC